AATTGGCGCTATAGTTTTTTGTTTTAGCGCTTCGTTAAAATTATCTACAACGCTAGTACCTAAAATACTAGCATCTGTTTTAATTGTGTCAAAATCTGTTGTTATGTTTGTAGCTAATCCGCTAATAGCGTTTGTAAAACCTTGTTTAATCTTGTCAGGATCTAGCGTAAAAATACCCATAATGATTTCGCAGACACCTTTAAAAATAGTAAAAATGTTACTCGCTGCTAATTTAATAATTGTTAAAAGTGTAGAAAATACAAATTTACCAACAGCTAATAAGTTTTTAAAGTGTGCTATTAGTGCATTTACTGCCAATTGAAAAGGTACAGAACTGTTGTAAAGTTCTATAAAATAATTAGCTACATCGACTAGAGCTTGCTTTATTCCAGCCCAATTTTTATAAATTACTACAGCAATTGCAGTTAATCCGGCAATAATTAAACCAATAGGCCCCATCATAACAGTTAACGCCGTACCTATTGCTGGCGCTAAAGTTACTAAAGTTCCTAAAATATAAAGTACTGGCCCTAGTGCCGCAGCAATTCCAGCAAAAACAATAATTAATTTTTTTGTTGTTGGACTTAATTCTGAAAACTTTTGTAATAACCCATTAGCAAAAGACACCAACTTTGTAAATATTGGTAAAATTTCTTGTCCAAATTTAGCGGATAACTCTTTTAATGATTCTTGAAATATACGCATTTGATTAGCTGCTCCGTCGCTTGTTCTTCCAAAATCTCCTTGTGCATTTGCTGTTTTGGCTATAATAAATTGATATCTTAGAGCCACCTTTTCAGCTTGCGACATTGTTTTTATATTTGACGCGATGCCTTGCTCCATTGCAAACTGTTTTAAGTTTGCCTCAGTCATTACAATACCTAATTTTTTAAGAGATTCTGTCTCGCCAGTAAACACGCCGGCTAAAGCTGTTGTAGCTTGGTCTATTCCTATGTTTTTAAATGATGCTAAATCTCCAGCCAATCCAACTAAAGAAGTACTCATATCGGCTGCGGCTGGTCTTGTTAAACCCATCGAGGTAGCCATATCTCCAAATAAGGCGGCCATATCTAAGGCAGAACCCTCGGCGATACCAAACTGTTTTAATGTAGTTTGTGCAAAGTCTTTTACTTGCTGTTTAGAGTTTCCGAAAGCTACATCTACTTTATTCATTGACTCTTGAAAATCACTAGCGAATTTAATAGCAGCGCCTCCGGCTACAGCTAAAGGAAGAGTTAAGCCTATAGATAGATTTCTACCGGCGTTTTTCATCGCAGTACCAAACGCCGAAACTTTTGTATTTGCTTGCTTTAATGCGCTTACTAAATTTGAAGCGTCTCCGGTAATTCTAACCTTTAAATTTTGATCCAGCATATTTTTAATATAATAACAAAAATACAAAAAAAAAGACGCCTTATTTAAACGCCTCTTTTTTAGTCATTGCCTCGTATTTCTTCAAAAAATCGTTCATTTCTTGCTTTGTAGATTTAGCCTCAAATCTTTTCTTTTTTCGCTCTTCATCTATAGGCAAATTAAATAAATCTTCGGGCTTTATCATTTGTGATTTTTTTTCGCATTTCGCATTGTGTATCATTGTCGCAATGTATCGAGTTTGCTCCCAGGATAGATTAGTTTTTTTATGATAGCATTCTGCTAATAGCGCGTTTTCTCTCCACGTTTGCCGCCAAAATTCGTCAGGCTTTAATCCGATTAAACCGATATAATAATCGGTTAAATTATCAAAATCTACCTTTTCTTTGACGGCTGGCGCTTTCCCTTGGTAGGAGTTTCGCCATTTAAACTATTACCTAAAATTTTAGATTGCAGCATAGTCTCAACAATAATATTAATTTTTTCAGCGTCTAACTCATCGAGCCAAGTACCAACAGAAAAAACGTTATAATCGACCTCGTTGCCTTGCTCCTGGTCATTTGCTAAAACTGCTGAATAAACTAAGGCCCTTAGGCCCTTTATAGATATTCCGTTTTGGAAAGTTTCGCCAATTTCTTCTAAAGAAATTCCTAATTGCTCAGTAAATTCACTCCAAAAGTTCATAGAAAAATGCAGCGTGCGTAGTTTGTTACCGATTTTTACATCTATGTAACCTCTTTTTTTGTTTGTCATTTTTAAAAAGTTGTTTATTAATAAAAAAGCCGCAGCCATAAAATGACGGCGGCCTATAAGATATAACTAATTAATATTAGTTAGTAGATTTTACAATCGCTCCAGTAATAGTTAACGATCCGCTATAAGTTACAGCGCTCTCCATTTCTGCGGACATTTCAACACTAGATAAAAAAGCCTCAGCGGTGTAAATTGCGTCTCCAGCCTCTGTAGTTCCGAAAATACAAGTTAATTGCGTTCTAGCTAGTAAATAGTCGTTCATCTCTATCACGTTAGCTGTATCGTCGTAGGCAACTAATCCCTCAAAAGAAATTTCTCCACCCTTTACGCCTCCAATGTACTCAGAAAATCCGGCCGAGTCTTTTGTAGTTGCTTCAGGCGTGTCCATTGAAATAGACATAGAACAGCTAGTAGTATGTCCAACGGCTGTACCTTCTATTTTTAAGATTAAATTTGTTCCGTTAAATACTCCAGTAGTAGCCATTTATTATAATTTTAAATATTATTAATTTTCTGTAAATATACAAAAATTATTAATTAGTAAATTTTAAGATGTTAATGTAGTTAATTCGCTATTTGTTTTAACTGTGTTAAAAACTGCGGCCCTATGAATGTTAATATTATTCATACTAGTTGTATTGTTATAAATCTTATTTATTATATTTAAAACACCAGTAGGGGTGTTAATTGAAACGCCTGATCCATTAATATATACTTTTGATGAAGTCGCATCATATGTAATAGCAATTTTACATAAAGTTCCAGGATTCAAAGTAAAACCATTTGTTAATAAACCTGATGCGCTTATATTATCGCCGTAAATGTTAATAGTGTTGTCTGTCGGAACTTCTAATCGTAAAGAATTCTCTCCGGCGGAATCTTCAAATCGTAGCAATTTAAAAAAATCGCCATTTTTGCCATTATACGAAAACCATAATACAAGCGTTGAAGTATTTGCTGGAAATGTTACAGAACTGCTAAAGTCTGAGGAAAATGAGCCGTCTGTAATTCTAGTAGTAGCAGCGCCTGAACTATCAATGTTTGAAGTAGCAAACGATTTATTTTCGGCTTGCGCTTTTGAAACATAAATAGTATTAGCATCGTTACACAAAACTCGCGGAAATGTACCACTAGACGAAGTATGTGTAAACCTTTGCCATTGTGTTGTTACTGTAACTGTTAAAGTATCTGTAGAAGTTGCGCCAATTTTGACGCTCTGTGTTCCGGATTCTGTTCTTAAATAAATTGATTGCGTTATTTCTCCGGTTGATGTTACCTGAATCTCTATTCTTGCGTTTGCTGTGCCATCAAAAACAATTTTAGCGGCGTTTTTAGTTCCGTCAGGCGAAGTAATAAAGTTATTTGTCACAACAGCATTACCAACTATTGCCCATTGGCTAAAATCGTCAGAATAAGGTATAAGGTTTGTACTTTCTTTTTCTATTGCAATGTGTGGACATCCGTCAGTAACTCCGCTAATCGGCTTATATGATAAGCTAGGTACGTTTGCTTGTACTTTAGTTATTAATCCATTTTTTGCAATTCTATTTTTTATCGCATTACGAGTAAATGTAAAATCACCAGTTCCGTCTGTCGGAAAAGTAGAATAAATTTTATTAGCCTTAACGCTTGTAGGCTGTAATAAAAAAACTGCATCATCTAAAATTGACATATTTTTATTTCTTTCTTATTTTCTCTAAAGTCCTTGCTCCAAAATAACCTCCATAAGCCAACATAAGTAAGTTACCTAATAAAGATATCCATTGTGCGTCTATTGTAAACCCTTTTAAAGAACTATCTAATATTACATATATAAATAGGCTAAGAGTTAAAAAAGCTAAACACATTGGTCTTATATTAGAAGCTAAAAAAGAATCTGCTTTGTTGTCGGACTCCCATCTCTTAGTGACTTCTTGCATCTCGATAACATCTTGCTCTAACTCTTTTACAAGCATTTCTTTTTCTAATGCAGTTAGTTCTTTACTGCCTCCGATGGCTTCTAAAATGTCAGAAACTTTGCCTCCAGTAATAGCATCAAATACTGGAGAAACTTTTTTTCCAGTTGCTACTACACCCCTTAAAAGATTGCCAAAGAAAGTTCCTTTTTTTTTCTTCTTATCCATAGCTTCATATTACTGTATTAATAATATAAAAAGCACAAGGTAAAATACCATACA